TGGGACTACACAGAGGAGCAAGTCAATGAGCAGATTAATGCAGATACACGAAGTGACGGAGATTTATCAGAAGTTGGAGACGAAGTTATCGGACAAGACTTGGACTGATACTCTTTCAGAAGACGATATTAAATTCTTGAACGACGTCAAGGATGGGTATCAGAATCTTGTATCACAAGTTTATATTTTCATTGGCTACTTCCATCAGTACATTGACCTTATTCAGGCATCTGCTATCTTCTCACCTCAGTACGCGGAAGCAGTTGCAGAGAACGGCAATGTCAGTCCAACACAAACTTCGCCAGCCCCTGCCAATCGCGCTGAAAAGCGGGCTGCGAAGAAGTCAGGGCTAATCCTACCAGAAGATAAGAAGTTGGTGACTCCATGATTTGCACTAAGTGTCGCGCAGCAGGTACAGCCAATTCAGTTGGTGATACTGCGATTGCAGTTATGCTACATGAGCAGTGTGAGTTCAGAGATTGTTGTTGTCAGCATAAGACAGGTAAGTTAATTAAAAAATAGGCATAAAAATAGCCCCCCACCCAGTTAAGGATGAGGGGCTACGAGTCTACCGCCTTCCACGAAAGCAGACTCAGTGGTCGGAATCCGACCAGTTAGTAATCACGTACTATGTTCAGTACATGAAGAACACCTTGTGCCTCAAGGCGTGTAATAATGTAATCTATCACAGATTGTTCATCTAGTGGTGGATTACCTGCTACTTCATCTCCGACAGTAATGGAGAAAGTAAAACTATTCATCTCCATACATCCTGTCAGGTTCGTTGCTCTCACTGCAAATGCATTCATAAATGAAGCGTCCACAGTCCTCGCAATCGTCTGTCTTACCCAGTGCTATGTCATCATCTAGTGGTGGTTCATAACTCATGGTTGTATTCCTTCCCTACTTGATAATCATCACATACTGCTTGTACTGCTTTGTCTAAGTTGCGTCTTAGTTCTTGCTTGACTGGTTCATCTAGGTGAGCGATTAACTCATCTGTCAATGTTGCCTGCCATACTATTGCCATTGTCGTACCTTTCTGTGGTCGGAATCCGACCACTACAAAGCAATCCATAAGATTGCGCTAACTGCGGTTAATGTGGCGACAGAAGTCCAAAGCATAAGGAGTAGTTGCTCGCTTACACTTTCTGTTAGGCGTTCATAGTCGTCATGATACATCTTCTCTCCTATCGGGTAGTCCACGATAAGCAGATGACTCATAAGTTGATAGCCAATCTATTGGTTTCATCTTGAGAGCAGTCTGCATAGCGTGTCTTTCTAGTCTGTCCATACCACCCCAAATCCCAGTGAGATTGAAGTATTGCAGTGCATAACTTCGACACTCTCGCTTGGCGGGGCAGTCTGAACAGATTGAGCGAGCAAGTTCAGCCTCAGGAGTATGACTCCAGTTACGACCTCTGCCTGCTAACTCTTGCGGATGCCACCAATCAGGGTCGTATCCTTCTTCAGAACACGAAGCATGATTGGTGAACATTGGTAAGTGATTATCAAACATCTGTCTCCTCGCTGGTCGGAATCCGACCAAGTGCAAGTTTATCCCATGCACAGGATTGACAGTAGTTACGCTCTGCTAGGTCGTGTGAAGCCACAACTAAGTGGCAATCACACTTCCAGCATTTAGCGTTGATGTAGTTGGTCATGCGTGACCTTCCTCTAGCGGAAGTTGCCCCGCTAGTTGCGCATAGTGAGTGGCTCTCACCATGAGTCGTGCGTGTTCAGTTGTATTTCCCTGCTTGAGTGCTTCTTCTGCATCATGCAGGAATAGTTCAGCGCGTACGCCATAGTAGTACGGTGTAGGCGGTACAGGAATGTGTCTAGGTTGATTACTCACCAGCCCCACCCCCCTGTAACATCAGAGTTCCACCAGTTGCCACCCTTGCTAGAGTTACTGCCTTGATAGCATAGGCAATCGGTCTTGTAGACACTGCACATCCAGCAACATCCGCAAGTAGGGCAGAAGTCTTCTGCACTAGGGTCTTTGGGTTCATCTAGTAGCACAGTCTCGCATACATGGCACTCTGCCCAAAACTCTTCATCCTCTTTGAGTCCGAAGTTAAGTGGTTGAGCACTACGCCATGAGTTGCTATAAGTAGACAGGTAGCATGAGTCGTTAGACCACCACACACCTGATGAGTCTACCTTGCCTTTGTTCTCGTGAATGAGATAGCACTGGTGCTTAGCACTAGGGTCTACTGTAAGGATGCAGACCTTAGAGCCTGATGTGAAATCTTCCATGAGGTTGAATACTTGGTCGTTATCTAGTGCAGATACACCACCGATAGCAGGTAGCAAATCCTCTGCAAAGATACGAGTGTCACTGCGCAAGTCACCTTGCGGTTCGACAATAGGCAGGATGCCGTTGTGTGCTAGATAGGTGCGCTCATCTCCACCTACCTTGAATGGGTGACAGTTGTCCACTGTCATTGAGCCATGAGTGGCTAGTCGTGCGTGCCACATAGCATAGCCTTCAGGATACTTAGCACGCATCTCTAAGAAGCGATTGACTGAAGTATCAGGGTTCATAGTGCGCTCACTATGGATACGGTTCTCACTTGGGATAACGATAGCAAAACCAAATCCGTGTGGATTGTTGAGCGCAGAGTTTTCTAACTTCTCACGAGACGGAATTACATTGGGAGGAATTACACATAACATACACATTGGCTTACTCTTTTCTGTGGTCGGAAACCGACCACCTAGTTTTCATAAGGGGTTGAGTCAGAAGCGAACGATTCGCTCATGATTAGTGCGAGATTAGGATAAGTCTCTAGGTTCTCTGATACATACGCGGTAAAGCGTAGCCACGACAGAGCCTGATTCTTGGACGTAACCTTAAGGTCACGTGTGTACTCAACGGAAGCAGCAACGAACTCAAGTGCAGATAGCACTCTCTCCTTGCGTAACGAACCCTTGAATACGCGTACTTCTAGCGTGGCATCATTCTCGGTGTTAATAGCCGAGTATCTGCCATTAGATTGGTTGCCAAACTTAACCTTCTCGATAAGTTTGCCTTTGTCACCAAAGGTTGCATAGTGGTTGCCACTACGCCCAGCGATACGCTCAACCTGTCGTTGGTTATCATAGATAAGTTTCATGAATCGTAACTCATGAGCCTGTCGCTTGAGGATAAGTTGTTCTCGGTCTACCCTGCCCCATGGACTCTCACCAGTACCAAAAGCGGTACGGGATACGTGAACATGAAGTCCACAGGTATCTGTATTCCATGAACGATAACCTTCACGCTTCAACTTAGGAATGAACTCCCAGTTGAAGTTAGTCTGATACTCCTGCAAGGTATGAGGATGAGTTACTACCTCAAAGCCGTCAGAGAGTGAGCCGTCATCCTTCATGTAGGCGTGACCACCTAACTCATTCTGAACTAACTCTGCACCTTCATAGCGAGAGTTATTGCGAGCCTCTACCTCTAACTCAAAGCCGAGATAGTATTGACCTCTGCCAAAGAAGTAGGGGCTAGGTCGGTACGAGTAACTATGGATTGCACCTTCGTCCTCGTCCTCTTGACAGTCGTGCCCATCTCCGTCCCAGCACTCTGAGCCACAGTCGTTACACTCATAGTAATAATCCTCATAGCAACTGTCACAGTAGAGCGTATCTCTGTACCACGTGCCGTTATCTCTGTGAAAGATGTCATCACATTGGTTGCAGGAATTGAAGTTATGGCGTCCTCCATTGTCGTTATAGTGTTCGTTGGCACAGTATTCACAACGTAGACTCCCTTCTATCTGAGTTAAATCGGTGAAACCGACAAGGTTGAGGCTACTGCGCCAATCGGTGTAGCGAGTAGTTGCATAGACTGTATCGCAATCTACACACTGATTAGAGTTACGATAGAGAGTTGAACAAGCGCGGTGAACGGTTAATTCTGTCTCTCTATCTGATAGATAAGCAGTAACGAACTGCCAATCTTGCTGGTCGGAATCCGACCGAATGAACTCAGGACGACCACAAGCCTTGCAGTTTGGAACTTCATCCATGACAGGGATGCGGTCAGGTATCTCCTCATGACCGTAGCGTACTTGGCAAGCACGACAACGCTCAGACTGATGAGGGTCTAACTCAGATGATACGAATAGGTGGTTAGGCATACTGCAACGCTCACAGATACCGATACCTGTATAGCCGTATGACATGATTACTCCTGCTCGATGAAGTGCTTGAGTTCTTGATACTGATAGCGCCAGTATCTGCGTGATTCGTCTAACTGACGATTGTGAAGTGCGGTTGTGATTACAAGTGTTACTGATACGCCTAACGCAATCATGACTGCGATTAGGTCGGTTACTTCTAGGTACATTTGGAACCTTTCGGGTAGTGGTCGGAAACCGACCAGTTGAAGTAAGGGCATGGTTGCCCCCACTAAGATAAGAGTACGGCAATCGGTAACCTATGTCAAACGCGTATGACTTGAGCCCGCGTCCTCAGAGTACGGCTATAGATACGCCCCGCCCCCTCCAACACAAACTTCTACCGACACAAACCTTTCCGACACAAAATCCGCGCCCGCGTTGCGCGGGCAAGCGAAAGCCCCGCCCCCCGATTAAGGGAGACGGGGCTCGGTCGGAATCCGACCGCTTAGGCGCTAGCCTTTACAGGGTGTGAAACCGACAAGGCGCGAGAGTTTGCAATCTGCGCCTTAATCAAGCGCCCTAGTTTCTCCGCATTGTCGAAGTTATGGATGACCGCCTTGTCACCTTCCAATTCTTGAAAGAGCCCAAGCGCGAGAGTGACTACCGCGTCAAAGTCCACCGCGACCGCCTTAACCTTCTCTGAAATCTCCTTCTCACTCGCCACCTTCTTGCCCGCCCCGCGTGTCTCTGCTTCTGCCTTGTCCTCTGCCAAGCCTTCTGCAATCTTAGCGAACTCCGCGAATGAGCGAGAAATCTCAACGTTCGCCTTGAAATCTGCCTTACTCATAACGCGGAGAGCGTCCTGCGTGGTGGTGATGAGTTTCTTAACGTTCACCTTCTCGCCACCTTTAAGGCTTCCCAAATTGTACGCGGCAACTACATAAGAGCGCCAAGAGGCTTTGGCGAATGTCGAACCTTCGCAAGCCTCGACAGTGGCAGCCCATCCACGAGTCGAAAGTGTGCCCGCAATTAGCAATTCTGCGGACTTATCGAACCAAGCGCGGAACGCGTCCTCGTTCACAGTGGCGCCCAATTCTTGAACGAGAACCTTGTTAGCCAAATCTTCTGCCTTTACTTGCTTTGGTGTTGCTGTTGTCATTGTCGTACTTTCTATCATTCGAGACGTTCGCTCGACCTGATAAGAGAATGGTCTCATGGATAGGCACCAAAAGCAAATAGGCGCGACCCCTTCCAAATGGTCGGAAACCGACCACCCAAGCCAAGCCCCAGAGATACCCGCCAAAGGTCACCAGAAGCCCGCAGAAGCCCGAAACCCCCCAAGCGCGGGCAGATAGTCACCCAACACAAACCGCGAGCCTTATTCCCAACACAAAAAATCGCGCGCTCGCCCGCTAAAGCGGGCTCGCGGTCTGCCGACACTTACTTAATCGCGTAAGCGAATACTAAAACTAATCATGTCGTAAACGACAAAAGACAAAAGAAAAGAAAGGTGCTCGCTGTCGCTCGCCCTCATCAAACGCCAAAAAACTTCAAGGTCGCACGGCGACCCCAGTGCTTATTATAGCCCCTGGCTATACATATACACTATCGCCTAAAATTATTTTTCCAGTATTTAGGCTCTAGTGTCCCGTATTGTCCGTATTTGTACATATATTTTTAGTGACGTTAGTCACATTTAGCACTTCAGTGCGTTCGCTTTCGTCTTTTGAACGGGTTAGTATATATAGACGAACGACTACTGCTGAGTGAGTCTATGTGACTGTGAGTGGTTGGCTAAGGCAGACGAACGAAGTGAGGCTGGCTTTATGCCAGCCACGAACCGAGGGGTTAGCGAGGCGCTGAAAGCGCCGAGCGATAAAGGGGATTTATAACGGAGGTTTTATATGGCTGCCAAGGGTGGTAAAGAACATCACAATGTGGTGGCATTAAAAGAGGCTAAGGCCAAAGTAATAGAATTCGTCAAGCAAGGTTTAGACTTGCAGGACGCAATCGCCAGGGCTGACAGAAAGCCCGATGTCATGAAGGACTGGCGAAAAGACGAGCAGTTCATGAGAGCCCTAGAAAAGGCCCGTGAAGAGGGTGAACGTACCCTAAGCATCGTCACAGGGGACGCTAAGTTTAAGATAGGCTTTGAGCAATTCTCAAAAGAGTTTCTAGACTCGCCCATCTTTGACCATCACCGTTCTTGGATTGATATCCTAGAAGGACGTGAGCCAAGTTACATTCATGAGAGCATGGTTTATGAGCCTGCCTCGCCTAAGCGGTTGCTTTTGAATGTGCCGCCTGAGCATGCTAAGTCTACAGTCATTACGGTCAACTACTGCGTCTATCGCATAGCCATGGACCCTAACATTAAAATTACAATTGTCTCCAAGACTCAGGAGCGTGCCAAGGAGTATCTCTACTCCATCAAGCAACGTCTGAGCCATGAACGCTGGGCCAAGATGCAAGCCGTCTATGGTTCTACTGGTGGATGGAAAGAGGATGCAGATACCTGGAAGGCTGATAGGATTTATCTCAGCCGCGATTCCACCGAAAAGGACCCGACTGTTCAGGCTCTGGGTGTGGGTGGTCAAATCACTGGTGCTCGTTCTAACCTTATTATTCTGGATGACGTCGTTACTACCTCAAATGCCCATGAGTGGGAGAAGCAACTCCTCTGGCTCCAGCGAGATGTAGTAACTCGTCTTGGTGATGCTGGTAAACTACTTATCGTAGGAACTCGTATCGCGGCTAACGACCTCTATCGAGAGATTCGTAATCCTGACCACTGGACGGGTGGCAAGACACCGTTTACATACATGTCAATGCCAGCAGTATTGGAGTATAACGATGACCCAGAAAAATGGACTACCCTTTGGCCAAAGTCTAATATCCCATGGGAAGGTTCAGAAGACGACATCCTACCCGATGAAAACGGTCTTTACCCTAAATGGGACGGGCCAGCACTGTTTCGCCGACGTTCAGAAGTCTCTCCTTCTGCTTGGGCACTTGTTTATCAGCAGCAGGACGTCCAGGAAGATTCTATTTTCCCGCCTGCATGTGTCCAAGGTTCAGTCAATAGGATGCGCAAACGCGGACCTCTAAAGCCTGGTACGCCTGGTCATCCCGACCAACAAGGTCAGTGGTACACCATCATGGGATTAGACCCTGCGATGGCGGGTAATACCGCTGCTGTTATTATGACGGTTGACCGTCAGACTAGAAAACGCTACATCTTGGATGTAGAGAATATGCAAGAACCAACTCCTCAGAAGATTCAGAAGTTGATTGAGGATTGGGTAACTAAGTATCGCCCACAAGAACTACGTATTGAGACTAACGCTCATCAGAAGGCTTATGCACTAGATGAGAATCTACGTAACTATCTTGCCTCTACTGGTGTGAGGTTCTCAAGCCAGTTTACTGGTAAGAATAAATGGGATACTGGTTTTGGTGTGGCTGCTATGTCAGGTCTGTTTGGGACTATGCGCAACAATGTACACCAAGATGATAACTTAATTGAACTTCCATCACAGGATGGTTCAGAAGGTATCAAGGCTTTAATCCAACAATTAATTACTTGGAAGCCAGATACTAAAGGTAAGACAGACTGCGTAATGGCTTTATGGTTCTGTGAACTACGAGCACGCGAAGTAATCGGAACCACAAGAATGAGTCAAAGCCATATCCCTAATAAGTGGGCTACGGCACGACAGCAAAGTACTCGTTATGTTGTAAATCTTAACGATTACGAATTTGCTCAATACGAATAGGATAATAATGGCAGACATTAAACTCATCGCACGCCGCGTAGAGGCTATGAAGCATCGCGCCTATGAGCGCGATACCCAAATGGCTAACGTGCTTGCTGTGCGTCAAGGAAAGATGGTCGAGATTTTTCCTGACCTATTTCCAGAGGGCATGCCTCATGCTATGGTCGCAAACTTTGTTGATGTTGCAGCACGCGACTTAGCAGAAGTATTAGCACCACTGCCATCTATCAACTGCTCTACTACTAACGTAACATCAGACCGTGCTCGTGCATTTGCTGACAAGCGCAGCATGATTGCTAACAATTATGTTTATCATTCACGTCTGCAGACTCAGATGTATCCAGGTTCTGACCAGTACTTCTCCTATGGTTTCTTGCCAGTACACGTTGAGCCAGACTGGGACAATGACCTTCCTCGTGTACGCGTAGAAGACCCAACTGGTGTCTACTATGAGCGTGACCGTTTTGGTCGTCTAGTTGCATACGCTAAGCGTTACAACAAGACAATCGGTGAACTTGTTAATGAGTTCCCTGAGTATGAGCGTGCAATCCTTGGTCAGTTTGGTTTTGACCAGAACATGAATCAAGATATTGAAGTTATCCGCTACATGGATAAAGATTCAATCATCTTGTATGTTCCTTCACGCAAAGATTTAGTTTTAAGTTTTGCTAAAAACCCTATGGGTAAAATGACTGTCATTATTGCAGAGCGTCCATCTATTGATGGAAAGCCTCGTGGACAGTTTGATGATGTAATCTTTGTACAACTTGCTCGTGCTCGTTTTGCTAACCTTGCCATGGAAGCGGCTGAAAAGTCAATCCAGGCTCCACTTGTAGTACCTGATGATGTTCTAGATATGCCTATGGGCCCAGATGCAATCATTCGTACTACAAATCCAAATGGTGTTGGGCGTGTTCGTTTGGACATTCCCGCGGCTACTTTCCAGGAGCAATCAGCCCTCCAATCTGAATTGCGTTTAGGTGCTCGATATCCTGAGGGTAGAACTGGAAACATTGACGCTAGTGTTATCACTGGTCAAGGTGTCCAGGCATTACTTGGTGCTTTCGATTCTCAGATTAAGGCTGGTCAAACAGTCCTTGCTGAGGTATTGGAAGATGTCATCAAGTTATGTTTTGAAATGGATGAACTCCTTTTCAATAAGGAAAAGAGTGTCAGAGGCGTAGCGCAAGGAACACCGTACGAGTTAAAGTACATGCCAAGCAAGGACATTAAGGGCGATACTTCTGTAGAAGTTCGATATGGCTTGATGGCTGGATTAGACCCTTCACGCGCTCTGATTTTCTCTCTACAAGCATTAGGTGCTGATTTAGTATCTAAGGACTTCATTCGTCGTGAGTTGCCATGGAGCGTAAACGTTTCTATGGAAGAGCAGCGTATTGAAATTGAAAAGATGCGCGAGAACCTTACTGCATCAATTACTGCGAGTGCACAAGCAATTCCAGCAATGGTAGCGCAAGGTCAAGACCCATCTAAGTTAATTCAGAATATTGCAGACGTTATTGAACGTCGCCGTAAGGGTGAGACTATAGAGTCTGCTGCGTTGGCAGTGTTTAAGGTGGAAACACCTGCACAGCCTCCACAGACAGAGATGGCTCCGCCAGGCACACAAGGCCCAGTTGAGCAAGCGCCCCCGTCCCCAGCGGCTCCTGGACAACCTTCTGGCGGGGCCCCTCAACAAGCCCCAGCAGATTTAACAACAATGTTAGCAGGACTAGGTTAGGAGATTGAAATGGCTACTCCACGTAAGAAGCCTTCCCCTAAGAAAGTTCAAGTTGTTGACACTAACGAATATAATCGTTTAGAGATTTACTGCATCTGGCTCAATGAATATTACACAACATTGAAGCGTGCAGGTTTTAATGATGATATGGCATTTTGGTTAATCACTAATAAAGATTCATATCCAGACTGGGTAAATTTCAAGTTACCTACAAATAATCAAATTGCAGACTACATGGATGAGGATGAAGACTAATGGCTATTAATGAAAAAGTCTCAGGTATGGGAGCAAACGCTTCTCGTACCGATAAAAACCTCAGTGAGCGTGTAGCAAAGGTTCAGCGTGAAGCAAAGATGCAGAATGCATCTGGTGGCGAATATGGTTCACGTGCAGATTTAACTTCTATTGCTGGTGGAGCACCTACAAATGTTCCAACACCTAGTGTTTCAACTAATCCAATTGCTGCAACTGTTCAGCCTACTAATGCTTTTACTCCTGGTGCAGGAGATGTTCCTCTTTCACATGGTGCTCCTGGTGGACCAGGTGCAGGAACCGAAGCACTTATGACTCCTGTTGATGCAGTTGACCAAGGTTCTATTCTTGCTCGTGCACTTCTTGCTGCAAATCCTACATCTCGTCAATTAGCAATGATGGTTGAAGCATATAACGAATTGGATATGTAGTGGCTGATAAGAAAACTAATATCTATCAGGTTGCATATGGTAATCAAGCATCTCAGATGCAGCGCCTTGTCAACCTTGAAATCGGTGCGCTAACTCCAGATAAGATGGGAAACTTTAGCGCAATCGTTGCAAAGTATCCTACAATTAGCAAAGACCTAGTTATGGCTATGGTCAAGCAGGGTCTTACTGCAGATACTCCTGGCTTAGGTAAGATTGTCTCTCTTGATGGTATCACTCAACTTAAGAATGATACTATGAATGTAGACAAGATTAAGTCATCTGTTAAAGCAGACCGTGGAATTGTTGGTCAAATTGGTGATGCTTTTAGCAATCTTGTATATGACCCATTTAAGGGTGTTACTCGCATAGGTTTTGCTGCGCTTCGTTTGCCATACGACATGGCAACTGTTGGCATTCGTAATCTTTCTGCTGGCGGAAATGCAATTACAGATGCTAAGAATGCTATCAAAGCAACAACACTTGGTTCATTAGTTGCTAGTGGTAATCAAGGAACTGGCGCAGGATTTTTTGTATCACCTGAATCTAAGGTTGGCAAAGACCAGGCTAAAGCAATGGCTGCTTATGGCAAGATTGCTGGCGAGTCATTTACTATTGGACGTTGGGCTGCTCAATCACTAGCAGCAAGTCCTGATAAGACTGCTTATAAGATTGCTTCTGGTTTGCTTGATGCAACTCTCAACATTGCACTTGACCCATCTGTATGGGTAGGACCTGGTTCTGTTGGCAAGATTATTGCACAGGGTAAAAAAGCAACTGCGCTTAAAGAAGCAATTGCTCCTCTATCTAAGTCAGGTCAAGAAGCATTACAGGCTGAGAAGATTGCTGGTATTCAGCAAGAGACAAAAGCGGCAAAAGATGAAGCCGCTAAGTTGTGGGCTAAGCAATACAAGCGTATCAACAATGATTATTTGAAGACTTCTAAAGAAGTTGCAGAACTAGAAACCCAGAAGAACAAAATTATGGGTAACACAGTCAAGAAACTTCTTAATACAGAAAAAGATTTATACGCTTGGCAGGGTGTTGACAAGAACGCAGAAAAAGTTCTTTCTCCTGACAACCTATCTCAGTGGCTTGTTACTCATCCAAAGACTCAAACTGGTGAATTAACAAAGGCAATTGATACTTTATCTGCTGATATGAAGAATACTGGCGGATTTTTTGATGGCTATCTTATCATGGACGAAGTTCCAAAGGCTGGAAATATCTCAGTTGGAGCACATTACCTAGATGAGTACGCAGTCACAGTCAAGGGAACAGACGATTTTAACCTTCTTGACATGGCAAAGGATTTTAAGGGCGCATCAAAAGAAGAAATTACTGTAGAAGCAGCAAATCGTGCAAAACTGCTGGATAAAATTAAGGCATTTGCAGAAGATGCTAAAGATGTACCAGCAATGCAGGTATTTCAGGAGTTCAGTACAGCGCTTCAACGTCGTGAAGCAAGCCTTGAAGGTTTCTTAGGCTCTCTTTACCGTGCTGGTGATGACCTTGTACAGGCTCAGCCTCTTGGAAAACTTATTGGCGAACTTGCTGTCTATAAGAGCCCTGCTGCTATGGAAAAAATTGCACAGGCAGTGCAGGATATCTGGAAGGTAGATGGCTTTTCGAACATCCGTTCGATTTATGGTGCCACTGGTGGTGTAGTAATCACTAACACTAAGCGTCTTGCTGCTGTTCGTGCAGAGATTGCCAACGCTGCAGCAGAGATTGCAGACCCAACTAACCTTGGTCCTAACGTTGCTAAGTTGCTTGAGTCAATTAAGCCTACTGAGGATTCACTTGTTGCTCGTCAGAATGAACTAGATGACATTGTTAACAAGCAATTGCAACTAGAAGACCACGAGGCATATGTCAAGTCTCTACGTGAACTAGCAAACAAAGACCCAGAGATTCTTCGTGAAGTTGCTAGCGACCCACAGTACAAGGGTCTTAAGAAGATTATTAATCTTGAAGCAGATATTGCTGAGAAGAACGCACTTCGTGAGATGCTTGCTAGCCAAGTTGGTATCACAGATAACTTTGCTGGCAATCTAGACCCAGATGTGGCTCAAAAGGCTATGAAGTTCATGCTTGGACGTAATTTTGAGCGTATTGCAGAAGTTGTGGCTAATGTTACAGATGAGGTAACACTTCGTCGTTTCTTTGGTCGTAAACTAGATGATGAGATGATTGTATCTCTTACTGCTGCAAAAACAGCAGATGAAGTAACAAATGTCTTCTTAAACCATCTAGGTGCTGAGACAACTGATGTTCGTAACATCAAAAAGAGTCTATCTATGGGTCTTCGTGTGGCTGCAAGCCCACTTGCTAAGACTGTAGACCCAGTTAACCTTCGTGCTGTTCAGTATGCAATGAACATTGATAAGGCATTTAACCGTTTTTACGTACGTGGCACTATGCTCAACCTTGGAGATTTAACTTCTCTTAACAATGGTTTTGAAGACTGGGCTACATCAACAGCATTTGGCAAGGTAATTGGTAAGAAGAACCAAGAGCGTATTGTTGAAGAAACACAACGCGCTATCTTTAGAGCAACTACCAACCAAGAACGTGGTGCTGCAATTGCAAATGGCGTTGATGCCATGGTTGCAGAGGCTGCAAAGGCTCTTAATCTATCTGCAGATGATATTAAACTTCTACAGAATGCAACCAAGATTAACGGAAAAGAAGAGTCTATCCACTCTGAGTATCACCTCAGCAAGATTCTAGGCAATGATGGTGCTGGCATTGTTAATGCTAACCAGGAATTGATTCCTATGGAGAAGGCTATCCTTGAGAATCAGTTGCTTAAAGATGTAGTTAATCTACCAGATAGCCGTGCTGTGTCTCGTTCACTCATTAAGATGAACGCTAACATGATTTATGGAACAAGAAACGCTGTACGAGTTGCTGCAGAAGAACTTGGAGACCACTGGCGTACTGCTCAGTTAGTATTCCGCTTCTCTTATATCTTCCGTAACATTGCAGAAATGCAGATGCGTCAGTTCTTCTCTGGTCACAACAGCCTATTTAATAGCCCTCTAGCATTTATCTCAATGGTGATGGCTAATCCAGAGGCAAAGGGTCCAATGGGACAGTTTGCAAAGCGTGTTGGAAAGTATCAATACGATATAACTGGACAGGCATTTAAGACTACAGAGGCAGAAGAAGAACTATCTGCAGGTGTAATTGGTTTCCGCAACCAAATGTCACGTCAGAACTCAACTGCAGATATGCGTTCTGGCAAGGGTATCAATACATTTAAGTACTATGATGTTATTGGTTCTGAGCATCCAGACTTCCTCAAGGGAGTTGCTTGGACAGTAAACCAGTTCTCATCAGATAAGTTCATGCCTGATGTAATCCGATTAATGGATTCTCCAGAGGCTGCACAGCGTAAGTATGTATCAGATTTGCTTAATACATATGATGAGCCTAACAACAAATTGCGTGAATTTGCACAGGGTATCTTTAACGGTAATAATGGAATGCGTCGCCTGCTGCTGAACAATCCAGCAGAAGATGGTCCAGGTTTCGTCAAGGATAACATCAATGCTGAGAACCTATTCATCTACCTATTTGATGCAAAGCAGACTGATACAGTTATTGGTCAACTTAACATCCTCAAGGGACAAGGTGCTAAGGGAAATATCCTTCTAGACTTAATCCGTGATGGCGAAGCAGTAGTTGAGAAGAATGGTAAACTATTCAAACTCAAGACTCCATACCGTCAAAAGGGCACAACAGAGCAGATTAAGGTTCTTGAAAAAGAGTTTGTAGACAGAGTAGGCAAGTTATTTGACCCAGCCGAACTCAATGGTTCTGCAGTTCTTTTACAGGCTGAAAAGACAATTGGTAACCCTGTTAATACTCAGGTATCTAAGTCTATTGACTGGTTCTTTGACCTTGCTACACGCATGGAAACTAAAATTAACTTTGGTCCTGAATATCAGATGTCTTATTGGGACTTTGCTGGTGGCTATGCAAGAATGCTTAAGACAGATGACCTATATCTAGCATTTAAGAATGCCAAGAAGTCACTTGCCCCTATAACAGCAAATGGTAAGCCAATTGGTCGTCGTCACCCAGCATTACGTGAGATTCAACGTGAGATTGAGCGTCGTCGTGCTATTCCAGACTATCAACATGTTGGTGGAGTAGACCTAAAGACTCTTGATGCTATGGCTGCAGAGAATGCAACTAAGTACGTCAAGGAGTTGTTCTATGATGCTGCTCGTCAGAAGCAGTGGGCTAACTCATGGCGTTTGGTAGCACCATTCGCACAAGCGCACTACAATACACTTGCAAAGTGGAGAGAATTAACATTTGCTAATCCTGCTCCTGCAGTTAAGTTTGCTAAGGCATATGATGCGCTAACTAAGCAGGGTTCAAACGTTCTTTATGACGTTACTGGAATGACATATGATGACTCACAAGGATTCTTATATCAGGATAATCCACAGGACCCAACATCTCCACGTAACTTTAAGATTCCTTTTGCTGGTTCAGTAATCGGTGCAATGGCTGGAAAGAACATCAATATGAAGGATGCTCTCCAAATTACATCTCCAGTACAGTCACTTAACCTAGCATTTGGTCAGGTTAACCCAGGATTGCCTGGTATTGGACCTGCTGCTCAGTTGCTATACGCTGCTAGTGGTAAGACAACTGCATTTGGTCCAGTTAATGACATTGTACGTGACATTATTACACCATTTGGACCACCTAAGACAGCAACAGATTTTATCTTCCCAGCATGGTTGAAGAAGACAATTGCTTATCGTTTAGGTGATGAAACAACTGTACAGCGTGGTGTTAAGGACTGGGCATCATACCTAGCATCTAGTGGCGAGTATGGAGATAATCCATTAGCCAATGATGCTGAGCGTACACGTCTATTCCATGATGCAGAATCACTTTCTCGTGAAGTTGGATTCTTATCAGCACTATTCCAGAGCATCTCACCATCAACTCCATCTAATGAGATTCTTGCAAAGATTAAGACTCCTGAGAATAAGTTGAATTTCATGACTTTGACTATGCTTTATAAGTCTTGGGATGATATTGCACAGAAAAATCCTGGGGATTATGGCAAGTCTGTCTATCAGTTTGCAGAGAAGTTTGGTGCTAGCAATCTATTAGTAGCACTTGGTGGTTCTACAAGTGGTGTTCGTGGCACAGCAGATGCATGGACTTTCTTGAATAACAACCCAGCAGCGGCAGATAAGTATGCTCGTTCTCCTGGAGATGTGATTCCATACTTTTTCCCTGGTGGAGAGTACTCACTTAAGTATTACAATTGGCAGAAGTCATCTGGCGCACGTCGTCAGTTGTCATCTACTGAACTTGCTAATGAGGCAGAGGGCATGGTTTATGCAATGCTCAAGAGCCAGATTGCAGATGAGCAGATAGCAAATGGCTACGGAAGCATGTGGTATACCGAGCAAATTGCTAAGTTAGATGCTCAATTCGGTGGTGCTAAGCCAGCAGAAACTATTACAACTGGTGCTGCAGGTGAGCGTATTGCTGCTGTTGCTAATGCTCTACAAGACCCAGTGATGACTCAATCTCCTGTTTACAAGCAGGTTGCAGAGTTCTATCCAAAGTACAAGGAATTCCAAAACCTACTTAACAAGGTCAAGGTTTCTAATTATGCAGAGTTATCATCAAAGGGTGGAATGCCTACATTGATGCGCAATGAACTTGTTGCATTAGCAGAACAACTAATGATGGAAAATCCAGCATTTACACGTATGTATTATGGCGTGTTCGCTGGTCAATTGGAAGGTTAAAATGGCAGAGACAAAGATACCATACGCAACTGGTTTCACTACACCATCTGTGAACAAAGCGTACTCAAGCATGACCTCAATGGTCTCTCAGGTACCTTCCAATATGTACTCATCTACAAACCCATGGATTTCATACGCATCAGCAACTGATACAACTGCTCGTGCTTTGATGCTACAAGACATTCGTCGTAGCATGAGCGTTGAAGGCAGTGGTCCTGGTGGTAAGGGTACACAGTATGAATATCTACAGGCTTTGCTTCGTGCTACAGGATTTTCAAAAGACAAGACTCCACTAGGATTTGTTGGACCAACAGAACAAGCAGCACTTGAAAAGGTAGTTGCTTTATCTGTAGCCAATAACATGGAGCCTGTTTCATACCTTGAACTACTTAGAAAGTATGGCGTTGGTGGTACTACTGTCAAACAACCAGATACTACTACTAAGTACAACAAGCAGGTAAGCACAGCACTACAACTTAAGGATGTTGGCGATGCAGTTGCTGATTTCACAGCAGCCCAATTTGCCGCTTTTGGCCAGAATCCAACAACTGATGCTATCAATGCATTCAGGAATGCTTGGAACGCAGAAGTAAAGAGCCAGACACCTACTACAACAACTAATACTGTCACATCATATGCTCCTATTTATGACAAGACAAGCAAGCCAGTTATTGACCCTAAGACTAAGAAGCAAAAGGTTGATAGTTTTGGAAACCTAGTCTACTCAAAGCAGAAGACAGATAAGTCTGGTGTCTTGCAGTACCAGACAATTAACAAGACTTCTACAACTACAACTGGTGAGGGTTTCACAGAGGCTGAGCAACAGGGATTCCTTGCAAGTTATCTAGTGAGCAACTTCCCAACATCAGACTTCAATGTCGACAATATTGGTGGTGCTGCAAAGGTTATCTATGATGACTTGGTTTCTACCTATAAGAAGAACTTTATTACACCTCCAGATTTTGCAACACTAGCACCTACTATCAAGTCTGTTTTATCTAGCGCAGATGCTAATACACAAAGCCAGATTATTTCAAAGTACAAGGCTGATGTACGCAAGCAATCAGCGTTGAAGTACATGGGTATTGCTGACCTAGTTAATGCTGGTGAGGATGCTGACAAGTATGTCACTCCATTACGCCAAGCACTATCAAATGCTTTAGAAACAGATGTCACATTAGATGACGGCCTCATGAAGAAGGCACTTAACTTTAAGGGTGATGACGGGAAATATCGTATGCCAAATGACTGGGAGATTAGCCAGTTAGTTATGAATGACCCACGTCGCGCCTATACATCACAGGCAAAGAACGAAGCAGTAAACATCTTCCAATCTCTTACAAGTAAGTTGGGCTAAGACATATGGCAAAGTATCTAGACGACGGTGGCAGTGCTCCACTACCAACAACACCTGCAAAGATTGACCCTGAAATCCAGACAATCATTGATAAGATTGCAAGCACTGCTCCTACAATTACAGATAATATTACAGTAATTGAAGATACACCTTACTCAAGTTTAACACTTGCTGAGCGCCAAGCAATGTCACAAGAAGAAAAACTTGCTGCTATCAAGGCAGAACGTGAAGCACGTATGGCTAATGCTGCAGCAGAACGTGCTGCAAGTGACCCTAAGTATGACATCATGAATCGTCCTGATGCTCCTCCTTCTGATAGTGAGTATATCTACTACTATGGCTGGATTGGTGGCGTAGGAAGCGGTGAGTGGAAACTTTATCGTGCTCCTAATACAGAATCAAACCAAGTATCATATGGTTCTCGTTCAATTGGTGGAGTAACTCAGGCTAGTTTTTCAAGCACATCAGGTGCTAATGCACTTGTAGTACAGCCAAAACCTATTAGAGATGCTGATGGAAATATTGTTGGTTGGGACCAGACTGGTTCTGGTAACACTCTTAATGGTGGTATTGGTGGCAATGGCAATGCTGGCGGAGTCAATGGTGGCAATGGTGGCAATGGTGGCAGCGGTGGTAATGGTGGAAACACTGGTGGAAATGGTAATGGAGTAACTGGAACAACTGGTACAACTGGAACTGGTGCTCCTTCTACTAATATCTCAATCCTTAAGGCGCTACTTGTTGGTCAGGGTTTCAACTCAAAAATTATTGATGCTTCTGTAAACTACCTAGACCAGTTGTTAAAAGATGGTCTTGACTATGATAACGCAACAGAAATCTTTCTTCATTCAAAAGAATACACTCTTAAGAATGGAACAAAACTTACATCTCCATTCTATACAGAGTATGGCTATCTTAACGAGGGGCTTGTAAATCCTAAGAAGCCAGATGAACTTTACAATGCTGTTGAGGGATACAAGGGTGTTGTAGATAAGTACTCTTTGAGTACCAAGTATTTAACACAGGATGCACTTAAGTCATATGTCAAGAACAATGTGACAGTTGCAGACCTTGATGAGCGTGCAAATACTGCTCGTTTGAAGGCACTTAATGCTGACCCATCTCAGGTTACAGCAATGATTAAACTAGGATTTATTGGTTCTGCTGCTGACCTTACAGACTTCTATCTTGACCCTAAGATTGGCAAGGAGCAGTTAGAACTTAATAAGAATACTGGAGCATTTGTAGCAGAGGCTATTCGCCGTGCTCAGTCTGGTATTGGTTCATCTGCTGCAGACCTAGAGCGTTATAAGAAAATAACTGCTGGTCTGACTGCTAAGGACCTTACAGAAGCACAAATTGCTCAACTTGCTGGAGAAGGATTCCAGACAATTGGTGAGCAGTTGCTTCCTACAACCACACTATCTCAGATTTATGAGAAGACTGGCGGAACAGCAGAATCTAATGCTGCTCTACAGACTCAGATTCAATCAGAACTTGAGAATGAACAGTATCTCAATCTTGCATCAGAACGCCGTAAGAAACTGGCAGCACAGAACGCTGCTGCGTTCCAAGGAAGTTCTGGACTCTATAGTCGTTATGGAGTAGCAACTTCACTCACAGGACCTGGTACATCAGGCCTCATTTAAGAATCCCCACCTGGACCAATCGGCCCCAGGGGGCGTAATAGACCGATAGTACAAGCCAATGCAGATACCCCGTCTGAATTGAGGTGTGCGACAACTACTAATAAGGGAGAAAAATCGCATGAGCGATAACCGCGACAACTACTGGGCAGATGACGAAGACGATGAAGAAACAAGTGCACCTGCATTTGAATCAGATTCAGACCTTGTTAAGCGACTACGTAAGCAACTAAAGGCTGAGCAGCGCAGAAATAAGGAACTTGAGACATCATATGGTGAACTCACCAAAGCCCAAAAAGAGCGGATTCTAAAGGATGTTCTTTCATCCAAGGGTGTCAATCAAAAGATTGCACAATTTATTCCATCTGATATCGAGGCATCTGAAGATGCTATTAGTAACTGGCTAGATGCAAATGGTGATGTATTCGGATACACACCAGCACCTAAGCCAGCAGTAAATCAAAGTGATATTGCTGCTATGCAGAAGATGGATTCAGTGCTAACTGGAGCAGAGACACCTGCTGCTTCTGATGACTTTGCAAATCGCATTGCGAATGCAGGTTCTGAGGAAGAAATCTTATCCATTCTCAGCGGTCAGTAAAAACCGCACACTAACCAGAAGGGAGATATCTCCAAATGGCAGATGTCTTTTCAACCACAACCTCTGGTGTTGGTTCCAATCTCGTAACAATGGCGTACGACAAGTTGGTCGAACTCAACTTGCGTACAACACCTCAGTTCCGTGCAATCGCGGACAAGAAGGTCGGAAACCCAACACACGATGGTTCATCAATCCGCTTCCAATTCTTCAATGATATTGCGGATACAACAATCGCTGGCGCAACTCTCGCAGAGACAGTTGACCCAGATGCAGTAGCAATCCCAGCAACAACAACACTAGACGTTTCACAGTTGGAACTAGGTCGCGTTGTACTTCCAACACGTAAGTTGTCACTAATGTCACTTACAGATGTTGACCCATGGATTGCTAACGCAGTTGCATTCAACATGGCACTAACACTAGATGCTGGTGTTGCTGCTGTTCTAGATGCAGGAACAAACGTCATTCGTGAGTCTGCTGGCTCACTATCAACAACTGCTGCAAAGACAACTATCGCAACAACAGACCTTCTAAAGTCTCGTGATATCCGTTACGCAGTAACAAAGATGCGTGCGAACAACGTTGTGCCAAAGGCAGGCGGAATGTTCGTAGCATACGTACACCCAGAAGTATCTGCGGACCTCCGCACAGAAACTGGAAACAACGTATGGCGTACACCAACAGATTACGTAGACCCATCACGTAACTACGCTGGTGAAATCGGCACATGGGAAGGTGTTCGTTTCATTGAGACACCTAACATGACTAACTCACAGTCAGGTTCAGGCACAGGCGGAACTCAGACTCGCGTCTACAACTCATACGTAATGGGTTCACAGGCACTTGCTGAGGCTGTCTGGAAGGAGCCTAAGATTGAGTTCGGTAACGTAGTAGACAAGTTGAACCGTTTCCGTCCAGTTGGCTGGCACGGTATTCTTAACTGGGCTATCTACCGCCAGGCTGCATTGTACCGCATCGAGACATCCTCTTCAGGACGTCCACAGGCTTAATCAAGCAGTTAGACGGGTGGGCAGGGTATACATTCGAAAAAGTACCCTGCTCATCAGTAAAACTACTTAGGAGGCAATATGGCTTACAGATTCACGACACCCACCATCAGTGAAGGACCTGCTGGTGAAGGGCGTCTATTCGAGCGTTTCCGCCTCGTAAGAGGGGTTACAGTGCTCAAGATAGACGGAGAGTATTACGAACTTCGATACCCTTCTAGCGAAGAGGTAGAGAGTGCTGAGCAAGCCTACATTGGGGGTTACTCCTATGAGGTAAGTGCAGCAGAAAAGGCTGACCTAGAAGCAGCAGGCTATACAGTGGAGACGGTATGAAACATAGAGAGAACCACCCTACAGATGTTGAGGGTTGCTTTGGATGCAAGGTTTTAGGACTCCAGATGAGTCCAGGAGATGCTTCATCTCAGAAAGCAATGAGCAACAAAAGGTGGGACGGAGAGTTGGACGCCTATCGACAAGCACGTGCCGATGGGATTCAACCAGCAGGAACAAGCATGGAAAAGATACAAGAAGCAAGACGAGCATCAGAGGCTATGGGCAAGGCTTACGATTCGAATACCATGCCCAACACAAACTTAATCCAAAACAACACAGTATCTAAACTAAAGGAAGTAGGGCTGGTCTAATGTCAGTTAAAGGCGAAAAGTACGCATCTAAGAAAGCAATGATGAAGCACGAGAAGACAGAACCAATGTCTGCTCGCATGAAGGAATATGGCAAGAAGAAGGTCGTTAAGAAAGCCGCTATGAAGAAGATGGGTAAGAAGAAGTAATCATGGCAAAGAAAGTTTCATACTTAGATAACTTAGCAAAGGAAGTTAAGCAGACAGCAACAGCATGGCAGAAGTCATGGGATTCATCTGCTGATGTGACTCCAGGTGCTAATGAGCGTGCTCGTAAAGCACGCAAGACTTACGACAATCAAAAGGGTCAATTGCTAGGTGCGCTTGTACAAGGTCGCCGTTATGGTAAGGGTGGACGTCAGGTACCATGAAAAAGACAAAGACTCAGAAGGTTATGCACGAGTTCAAGACAGGAACACTTCACTCTGGTAAGGGTGGAAAGATTGTCAAGTCTCGTAAGCAGGCAATTGCTATTGCACTATCAGAGGCTGGAAAGTCTAAGCCAAAGAAGATGGCAAAGAAGAAGAAATGAAAAAGAAAGCGTTTTGGGATAAACCAAATCCTAAGAAGAAGTCAACACCCTTAACGCCAGCACAGAAGGCTAGGGCTAAGGCACGTGCTAAGTCAGCAGGTCGCCCTTATCCAAATCTAGTTGATAATGCAGCAGTAAGGAAAAAGAAATGAAAGACTCACGTTTAACACGGGCTGGAGTAGCAGGCTATAACAAGCCTAAGCGTACTCCTAGCCACCCTACTAAGTCACACGTTGTTGTGGCTAAGGTAGGTAGCCAGGTTAAGACCATCCGCTTTGGACAGCAAGGCGTTTCTGGCTCACCTAAAAAAGCAGGAGAATCTGCTGCCTATGCAGCACGACGTAAGTCTTTCAAAGCAAGACATGCAAAGAATATCGCTAAAGGAAAAATGAGTGCCGCATATTGGGCAGATAAGGTGAAATGGTAATGGCAAATTCAGAGTACAGAGGTTCAGCCTCTAACAGTGTAGCAGCAAAGAAATCTGCTACATCAAAGTCAAAGACAGTAGCAACTCCTGGAACTAAAGTTTCACAGTCTACTATCGATAAGATTAAGTCAATGGGAATGTCAGCAGCACTTAAGAGTGCAAAGTCTGCTAGCCCAGAAATGCGTGAAGGCATCCGTCGCCTTTATGGTGCATCACGTTACAATGCTGCAGTAGCAGGAACAGGACGCTCAGCAACAGCATTGTCTGCAGATGCAGCACGTGCTCGTGCAGGCATGGGACGTGCTTCAAAGGGTATGACAGAAACAGCACCAGGAACTCGCTCATCTAAGCCTAAGTTGGGTGCTAAGACAGTTATGGCTCCAAGCAACCCTAACCGTCAGAATATGCCTTACAAAACTCCTGGCGCTAAGCCAGTACAGAAGGATATGTACGGTAACAAGGTTAAGTCAAATGTAACTATCGGTGCTAAGAAGAAGGCTGCTTCAACACCTTCTAAGTCTAAGACTGGTTACAAGGCTCCAACCCAGAAAGACATGTACGGAAACAAGATTAAGTAATTCAAACTAAAGGAATCCAATGACAACGACCTATGCCAATTTGGTAGATGAGATTACTCTCAATCTGTCAGGCTACACATTAAGGCAAGACCGTACTACTCATTTGACTGCTGATGTGACCTCTTCTGGTCTATCACTAAGTCTTGGTAGTGTGACCAATATTGGCAAAGGTGTTGTTGAAATTGATGACGAGTTAATATGGCTAGATACATATGACCGTATTTCATCAACAGGCAGCATTGCTCCCTATGGTCGTGGCTACCACGGTACAACTGCTGCAGCACACACAGCAAACACTAAGGTAACAATTGCTCCAACATTTCCACGAGCAACTATTAAGAAGGCTATCAATGATACAATTGATGCAGTATTTCCTAATCTATTTGCTGTCGGAATCCACACTTTTACATACAATTCAGTTAAGACAACATACTCACTTCCTGCCGAAACTCAGACAGTGTTGTACGTCTCATACAAGCCAACAGGACCAACAGAAGAATGGCTTCCTGTAAGAAACTATCGTGCTGACGTATTTGCAAATACTACATCATTTCCAACAGCACAGACTATTTCAATCTATGACCGAATTGAATCAGGTCGTACAATTCAAGTTTACTATGCTAAGAAGCCAGACACTTTAACAGCCTCTGCATCTAGCGCAACATTTGAAGGTGTTACAGGATTACCTTCATCTTGTAAGGATGTTATTGTTTACGGTGCAGCATATCGTCTAGCATCCTTTGTTGACCCAGGTCGACTCAACTACTCATCTGCAGAAGCAGACAATGCAGACACCAAGATTCAATATGGCTCTGGTGCATCTACTGCTCGATTCCTTCTTGCCCTCTACCAGCAACGCCTGAATGAGGAGACCAAGAAACTCCGTGACGTTTACCCAACCCGCATCCACTACACGAGGTACTAAAATATGACAGTCCGCAAATATTCCTCCGTTTCTCAGGAAACCACACTTACCTCAGCACTGAGTTCTGGTGCAAGCACTATGGTGGTTGCTTCCTCTACTGCGCTTCTTGGTGGTATTACGCTATCTGCTGGCGAGACATTCGCAGTAGTTATTGACCCAGATACAGCGCTTGAAGAAATTGTAGAGGTCATTACCCCTAGTTCTTCTGCTAGCAATACTCTGACAATTACACGACCTGTTGATGGTACTGCTGCAATTGCTCACTCTGCTGGTGCAAAGGTACGTCACATGGCTATTGGCCGTGACTTCCGTGAGGCTAACAATCATATTGAAGCAACAACAGGACATGGTGCAACTGGCGCTGTAGTTGGTACAACAAACACCCAGACTCTTACAAATAAGACTTTAACTAGCCCAGTAATTACAACACCAACAATTGATGGAGTTTCATTCTCTGAGGCAGTTGAAGATGTTGTAGGTGCTATGGTATCTGGCAATACAGAATCTGGTATTGCAGTTACTTATGATGATACTGCTGGCAAGATTAACTTTGACGTTAATGACCCAACCATCACTCTATCTGGTGATATCACTGGTTCTGCAACAATGACAAATCTTGGTAATACAACAATTACCACAACTATTCCTGCTGGCACAATTGTCAATGCTGATATCAATACTAGCGCTGCAATTGATAAGACTAAGATTGCTGGAACAGCGGTAACAGTTGCTGATACTGGTACAGTCACAAGCACAATGATTGCTGATGGCACAATTACTAATACAGATATTAACTCTGCTGCTGGTATTGCTTACAGCAAGTTGAGCCTGACTGGAAGCATTACTTCATCAGATATTGTTGATGGAACCATTGTCAATGCAGATATCAGTCCTACTGCAGCAATTGCTTTGTCTAAGTTGGCAACAGACCCACTGGCTCGTGCTAACCACACTGGTACTCAGACAGCATCTACTATCTCAGACTTTGATACACAGGTTCGTACTAACCGTCTAGACCAGATGGCTGCTCCTACTGCTGCTGTTTCACTTAACAGCCAGAAGGTAACTAACCTTGCTACTCCAACAGTGTCTACTGATGCTTCAACTAAGGGCTATGTAGATACACAGATTACTAACTTAATTGGTGCTGCTCCTTCTACACTTGATACTCTTGCAGAAATCTCTGCTGCTATCAACTCAGACCCTAATCTTTATGCAACCCTTAATAATGGTAAGTTAAACCGTGATGGCACACAGGCTATGACTGGTGCTCTTCCAATGGGAACATTTAAGATTACAGGTCTTGGAGACCCAACTAATGCACAGGATGCTGCTACTAAGAACTATGTAGATACAGGTGCAGCCTCACAGGTTGCTGCTGCTGCAGCCAGCGCTACCGCTGCTGCTGCTTCTGCAACTGCAGCCTCTGGCTCTGCTACATCTGCATCTGGTTCTGCTACTAGTGCAACATCTTCTGCATCAAGTGCTACAGCATCTGCATCATCTGCAACTGCTAGCGCATCTGCTGCAGCCACATCAGCAACTAATGCATCTAACTCTGCAACAGCAGCATCTAACTCAGCAAGCACTGCTTCTACTCAAGCAACAAATGCTGCTAACTCAGCATCTGCTGCTAGTACTTCTGCAACTAACGCTGCATCTAGTGCTTCATCTGCGTCAACTAGCGCAACTAATGCTGCTGCTTCATACGACTCATTTGATGACCGCTACCTAGGCTCTAAGTCATCTGCTCCTACATTGGACAATGATGGCAACGCCTTGCTTACTGGTGCTCTTTACTGGAACTCAGTAGATAACACAATGTATGTATGGTCAGGTACAGCGTGGGGTTCAATCTCATCTACCGCTGCTATTTTCCGTTATCGTTACTCTGCTACAGCAAACCAGACAACATTCTCTGGTACTGATGCTAATGGCGCAACACTATCCTACCTTGTAGGCAAGGAACAGGTATACCTCAACGGTGTACTACAGGTTCGCGGTACTGACTACACAGCAACTGATGGTACAAGCATTGTCTTGGCATCAGGTGCTGCTGCAAGTGACGTACTAGAAATCATTACCTTCACAGCCTTCTCTGTAATTATGTCAGCAATGACTGATGTACAGAATACATTTGTAACTGACCAGATTATCAACGGAGTTAAAGTTGGTATTGGTGCTGGTTCAATTACAAGTAATACTGCAGCGGGAAAGAATGCTCTTAACTCAAATACTACTGGTGCTTTTAATACTGCAATAGGTTCTAGTGCTTTAACGAATAATACAATCGGCACATCCAATACTGCGGTAGGTCTTTCTGCATTATCTGCAAATACTACTGGATATGAAAATACCGCAGTTGGTGCAAACGCATTGCAACTTAATACAACTGGAACTTTTAATAATGCGTTTGGTGAAGGTGCTTTGTATGCAAATACTACAGGAGCAACTAACACAGCAGTGGGTGCCTATGCTCTTAACTCTAACACAGTAGGTTCTAATAATATTGCTATTGGTGGTAATGCACAACGCAGCAATATTTCTGGTGGTCAGAATGTTTCAATAGGTGTTGGTGCTGGACAATCTAATACTGCATCAAGTGCAAATATTGCTATCGGTCACGTTGCTCTTAATAATAACACTGGTAATAATAACACCGCTATTGGTACTTATTCAATGCAACAAAATACAAGTGGAACATCAAATACAGCACTTGGATACGGTGCATTATCAGCAAATACTACTGCCAGTGAAAATACTGGACTAGGACTTAACGCTTTAACTGCTAATACAGCAGGACATAGCAACGTTGCAGTTGGTGCTTACTCTCTTGACGCTAATACAACAGGCATTTACAGTGTTGCTGTTGGATACAATGCTTTAACAAATAACACAATTGGAACTTCAAATACTGCAATTGGTTATGGTTCATTGGCTTCAAGTACAACCGCTTATGATAATACCGCTGTTGGCTACGGTTCTTTAAACCTTAATACAACAGGCGTTTTCAATGTGGCAATTGGTCACAGTGCATTGCTAAATAACACTACAGGTGGTAACAATGTTGCAATTGGTAACAGTGCTATGTACAACAACACAATTGGAACAACAAATACCGCTGTTGGAAAAAATGCAATGTCTGGAAATACTACAGGTTATGATAATGTTGCAATTGGATTCCTTTCATTATCTGCAACAACTACCGCTGTAAGTAATACTGCTGTTGGCGCATATTGTCTTAATTCCGTAACAAGCGGTGTTCAAAATGTTGGCATTGGCGTTGGCGCTGGAAATAGCGGTACAAACAATGTAACTACAGGCAGCAACAATATCTTAATTGGCTACAACGCTGCTGCCGCATCATCTACAGCATCAAATGTTATTACCTTAGGTAACTCATCTATTGCAACCATCCGCGCTCAAGTTACATCTATCACTGCACTCTCTGATGCACGCGACAAGAAGAACATTCAGCCACTAGGTGTAGGTCTTGACTTTGTTAAGACTCTTAACCCAGTTACCTTTGACTGGAATATGCGAGATGGCGGTAAGGTAGATGTACCTGATACTGGCTTCATTGCTCAGGAGTTAATGGCTGCAGAAGATGCAGTCGAGATGGCAGACAAACTACAACTCACATACCGTGACAACCCAGAGAAACTTGAGGCTACCCAAGGCAGACTCATTCCTATCCTGGTCAAAGCAATCCAAGAACTAGCAGCAGAAGTAGAACTATTGAAGGGTGCTAAGTAATGACAAAATCAAGAGACATAGCCAGTAAGTTATCTGATTCTAGTAGTAATACCATATATGGTACTAGAGCATTAGCGGCAGTTACAACAGGTAACAACAATACTGCAATTGGATTAGATGCTCTTACTACCAATACTACTGGTGGAAACAATGTAGCAATTGGCGTAAACTCAATGAAGTTTAATACTATTGCAAATAATAATACTGCTGTTGGAACAAGTTCATTAACAAACAATACGACTGGTGTGAGCAATACAGCAATTGGTCAAGCATCTTTGTATCAAAATACTGTTGGTGTTAACAACACTGCTGTTGGTTCAGGTGCTTTACAAAATAACACAACTGGTGCTGCTAACACTGCAATTGGCAGCCTTGCTATGTACAATACTACAACAGGTTCTGCTAATACAGTTGTTGGTCATAATGCATTTAATATCAATACGACAGGTAGCAATAATACTGCTTTAGGTTTTCAATCCTTGGTCTATAATACAACAGGTAGCGATAACGTAGGTGTTGGATATAACGCTGGCTTCTCTAATACTATTGGTGTAAGAAATGTTGCCGTTGGGTCTGGAGCGCTTTTTTACAATACAATTGGTGCAAATCTTGTTGCAATAGGTTCAACAGCGCTTTCCGCAAATACAACTGGCAATAACAATGTTGCTATTGGACATCAGGCATTACTTTCTAATACTATTGGTACAGAAAATGTTGCTGTTGGTAAAGACGCTTTAGCCTCCAATACAACTGGTATTTACAATATTGCCGTAGGTTCTTATGCTTTAGATGCAGTAACAACAGGTATTGAAAATACTGCAGTAGGTCATAATGCATCTTCTTCGGTCACAACTGGTCAAGGCAATACAGCAATTGGTTTTAACACGCTAGTTGCTACAACAACGGGAACAATGAACACCGCTGTTGGGCGTTACTCAATGTATAGTAATGTCAGTGGAACTTCTAACGTTGCTGTGGGTAACAGTTCTTTGCAAAGTATTACAAATGGTTCTAATAACGTTGCTATTGGTGAAACCGCATTGTTTAGCAATACAACTGGAACCAATAATGCTGCCGTTGGATTAAACGCTCTTTATGCTAACACTACTGGTAAAGAAAATACCGCTATTGGTGCTGGTGCAGGCGGAGCAATAACAACTGGTATAAACAATACTATGCTTGGATATATTGCAGGAAATACTGGAACAAATAACTTAACGACTGGTTCTAATAATACAGTTATTGGTAGTGGTGCTTCTGTATCTTCATCTACTGTTTCCAGTACGGTTACTTTAGGTAATTCATCTATTGCAACATTACGTTGTCAGGTAACTTCAATTACCGCCCTATCAGATGCCCGCGATAAGACAGATGTTGAGTCAATCCCAGTTGGATTAAACTTCATCAACAAGTTACATCCAGTAACATTTACTTGGAATATGCGTGACGGTGGCAAGGTTGGTGTCAAGGACACAGGCTTTATTGCCCAGGAACTTATGGCAGCAGAGGACGAGGCAGAACTTGCTGAGTACCTACAACTGACATACCGTGATAATCCAGAAAAACTAGAAGCAACTCAGGGTAGACTAATCCCTATATTGGTCAAGGCAGTACAAGAACTTTCAGCAAAGGTCGCTGAACTAGAAGCAAAGGTAAACTAATGTCACATACAGATAACGCAGTAAAGACAATCACTAAGGCTACTCCTACAGTTGACCTTGATGGCAAGGTAATCAAGTGGGATGTAGAGGTTGAGTACTCACTCAATGACTATGTATCAAAGTTCAACAAGACTGTAGAGGTTGAGGCTGCTAAGGCACCTGCCGACTTCACCAAGGCTGAACTATGGGAACTAGTCAATGAGGCTCACCTAGATGCAGTATATGAGTCACAGTACGTATCAACTCAGATTCCAGTAGAGCCTACTGAAGTCAAGGTTGATGATTTTGATATCGATTCACTAGCGTAACAAAAGGTCGGGGGACACAATGAAAACAGTACTAATCGCAACACCTTCATATGATGGGAAAGTAGATGTCTGGTACGCCAGTGCATTGCATCAGACTGCATTGCTTGGTATGCAATCGGACATCTACTTCCACCCAATCTTTATGTCTTATGATGCACTTATCCAGCGTAGCCGTAATGACCTGCTAGCCCTAGCGGTAGAGCAAGAGTTTGATGGCATCCTATGGATTGATGCTGATATGGAATGGAATCCTCAGTGGGCTATTGATGTAGTGAACTCAGGCAAGGATGCCTTGGGCCTACCAGTTATCAAGAAGTCTATCTTTGAGGAATCATACAACGTCAAGTGCAAGCCAGAAGATTTGGTTACTGATGAGGATGGTCTTATCAAGGTTGAGTCTATTGGTACAGGTTTCTTCTATATGTCTAAGGATGCAATCAAGCATCTATGGGATAACTCAGAAGCCTATGTTCACAACGGGGCTAACCGCAGATGGGTATTTGAAGTAAAAATTCAAGACGGAGATATCATCTCCGAAGATGTATTGCTTTGCCAGAAGTTACGGGATGGTGGATACGAAGTATTCATTGACCCAAGCAAGACCTGCAACCATATTGGCACACTAAAGTTTAGTGGCAACTTTGCAGAGTTTATAAATAAAATTAAAAATAACTAAGGAGTACAATGGCAACGCCAGATATTACGGAAGATATCCCGTTAAACGTTGGTAACCCTGGAACCTCTGGTTTTTGGACTAACAACGCAGAAGACTATGACGTTGCTGTTGGTGGCTTGCCTTTCTTCTTAGCACCTACAGACCAGAATCCTTATCAAAGAGAGACTGCACCATACCGCAAAGACCAGTTTGATAATGGTACTGAGCCAGGTGAACAGTCATTGACTGGTTGGTGGATTCGCTCACAGTCATCTTTTCATGTTGGTGATGGCATTAATTTCTATGACCCATCAGCAGGTGAGACAACTAAGTATCGCTTTACTGACTCTCAAGGTGTCAATGTATGGACTAAAGGACAGGTTACTCTCCTTAATGATGTAATTGAAAACCACATTACTACAGGAACTCTATCAAGTAATGGTGACCCACAGCAACATGTGCGTTCTATTCGTTACTCAAACAAAGATGCACTTCTTCTTCATGACGAATATGACGTTGATAAGGTAGAGGCTGATGGAACAGTTGTTCACTTTATTGACTACAATGCTGGCGTTAATGATAAAGTCTTTGCAATCTGCGATGATGGTACATATGCCTACTGGCTAACTAATGATAGCGGTGGTGGTGCTGGTAAGTTGCGTATGTATAAGAAATTACTTACTGGTGTAGCAGGTGCTGGCGATATTCTTATGCTTTCATCAGCAAGCATTACTATTGTAAATGCCTGTATGGAGTTTGTAAAAGACCGTATTGTTGCAGTTATCAATGGCGTTACCTATGAGATTGCTCCTAATGCCACAACTCTTCCTACAGCAATCTACACTAACCCTAATACTAACTGGGTTGCTACTAGCATTACAGCATCTGGACCTGCAATCTATATCTCAGGCAACTCTGGAATCTACTCATCAATCCATAAGTACACACTTAGCACATCTGGTGCTATGCCTACTTTGACTCAAGCGGTAGTTGCTGCTGAACTTCCACCAGGTGAAATGACCATGAAGGTCTATTACTACCTAGGCTATATGCTTATTGGTACAACTAAAGGTGCTCGTGTAGCAACAGTTAATGACCAAGATGGCTCACTATCTTATGGTCCTCTAGTCTTTGAGTCGTCTCAACCAGTCTATGACTTTGCTGCTCGTGACCGTTTTATATGGTGTGCATCTGGTATCGGTGCTCTTGATGCTGGTGTTATTCGTATTGACTTAGGTCAGATAATTGAGAATGAACCACTACGTTTTGCATGGGCAAACGACTTGCAGTACACACAGTCAACAGTACATCATACAACTGGCGTAGCCTTCTATGGCTCATCAGCACGACTTGGTTTTGCTACTGCTTACAATACAACTAATGGTCACGTATACCGCGAAGATACAAGTACACTACGCTCTACTGGCTATGTGACTACAGGTGCAATTCGCTATGGAACACTTGAGCCAAAGAACTTTAAGTTCATTCGTGCTCGTGGCAACTTTACCTATGGTGCTATGGATATCTATGCTATCGATGCATCTGGAAATACATATACAATTATTACTTACAACGCTGCTGTTGGCACTCCTGAGGCTGCCACAACCAACCCAGAAGGTCCACAAGAGTATCTGTCATACAAGTTTACGCTCTCACGTAGTGCAACCAGTACCAGCCAAGGCCCTGTGTTTAAGGGTTATCAAGTAAAGGCTCTACCTGCTACAGCACGTCAACGGGTGATTCAGTTCCCTGTATGGTGCTATGACGTAGAAACCGACAGATATAACGTAAAGACTGGATACGAAGGACGTGCGTGGGAGCGTATTCAAGAACTAGAAGATGTAGAAAAACTAGGCGATATCATCAACGTACAAGACTTCACAACAGGAGAACGCGTGCAAGCAATTGTTGAAAAGATAAACTTCATTCGTAAGACTCCACCATCAGGTCAGTTTGATGGCTTCGGAGGACTTCTCCTCATCACAGTCAGGACGGTTTTATAATGACAGCCGTAGACTGGGCAGCATTAGTAGTATCAATCATAACAATTACAGCAGCATTTGCTGGTGCAGTACGTTGGTTGGTAAAGCATTATTTATACGAGTTGAAACCTAACGGGGGCGGTTCCGTTAAAGACCAAGTTAATCGATTGGAAGCCCGTGTTGACGAAATTTACTTACTCCTTTGCGAGAAAAAGTAGAGTACTAGCCGCATTTTTTATTGTCATTGGAACATCTTTGTTCATGCCTGCAGCAAATGCAGACCAAGCAAATGCAACAGTAGTCTGTTCTGATGGAACTAATCAGCAGTCATTCCAGATTGGTTGGGATAACTCTAATCAGTTCTTTGCAGATAAGGGATACATCCCTAGACTATTCTGTGAAGGTGGATACGCAAGACCGTATACAACTTACGTTAGTGATGACCTTTCCAATCAGTCTCTTGGTTTCTATAACGGAGTTCTTCCAGAGCCAGTTCAGCCCGCTCCAGTTGAGCCTTCACCCTCACCAACTCCAACTCCGAGTCCGACACCCTCACCTGACCCGACTCCAACTCCCAGCGCAAGTGCAGAACCTCAGCCTTCGCCAGAGCCAAGTCCGTCTCCAACTTCTTCGCCAACACCTGATACGACTCAACCTTCCGTGCCAGAGACTTCGACGGCAACTGCTCCTGTTGAGCCAACTCCAACTCCAAGCGCATCACCCGAGGCATCGCAGCCAAGTAACCCAGCGCCAACCCCAACGGTAGAGCCAACACCACAACCCCAACCCACTGTGGAACCATCTACTTCTCCTTCTGTTGATACCAGTACATCAACATCACCAGTGCAACCGCAACCGACAACCCCAGAACCATCACCTACTCCTTCTCCAACTCCTACACCGAGTCCAGAACCTGTTCGTGAACCAACTCCTACACCAACACCAGAGCCTCAACCTGCGCCTGCACCTACACCAGAACCACAGCCAACTCCAGCGCCAGAAACTATTCCTCAACCTCAACCTGTTCCTGCGCCTGTGCCTGCTCCCGCACCCGAGCCACAACCGACTCCACCTCCAGAGCCAGCACCTTTACCTCAACCTGAGCCATTGCCAGAGCCGCCCGCGCCTCCTGCACCTGAGCCTCAACCCGAGCCTCCAACTCCTGTAGAAGAGCCTCCAGCACCTGCTGAGGAGCCTCCTGTGGCTGTTGAAGAACCTTCTGCAGTGGAGGAACCACCCGTAGATGTACCATCAGAGCCCGTGCCTCCTGCTGAACCTAGCAAGCCTGAGGTAACGCCAGAACCCAAAGCGCCTGATGCCCCAAATGTGGAACCGCAACCTGTTTCTCAACCTGAACCTCCTGTTGTAGAGCATAATCCTACACCAGAGCCAATTACTTTGACAGATGAAACAGACCTAGAATCACTAGACCCAGAGACTCCAATCATGTTGGACAATGGTGTGGTACTTACTGCTGAGGTAGTCATCTCTTTGCAGTTGCTTGAAAACCCTGCTGAGTTATTGCAGGAACTATTTACAAATCCTGCAGCAGCATTGGCTGCTTTAGGCAATGTCGGCGCAGACCTTTCACCCGAAGTGCGAGCGAAAGCCGAAAAAGTAGTTATCGCAGCAGTTATTGCTGGAAACATAGCCACTACAGCAGCCGTTGCATCCGCAGGTGCTGCTTCCACGTATAGAAGGAAACCACTATGAAAGACTTCTTTTCAGATATAGCAAATCAACTATGGACACTTCTTGGAATGTTCGTTGCTTGGGTCGTCTTAGAGGGCTCAGCAAAGACAGTCGTTGGCTATGCAATTGCATTGTCTACGGTTATCTGGGGAGTTACATTTAAGTTACGTAACCCAAAGGAATAACAATGGCAACATTCAAGAATGTAATAATGAGAATCTTTGCTGTGATTGCAGCAGAAGCACTAGGAGTTATTGGTGCAGGTTCTCTTGTAGGTATCGAAGTATGGCAGGCAGCAGTACTTGCAGGTGCACTAGGTGCAGCACGAGTACTTGAGGCTCTAGCACGCTTCTTCCTCAATGATGGAAGCCTATCAGCAGATGAAATCAACGCAGCCTTTGCTAAGGTTGACAAGAAAGCGAGTGAGTAATGGGACAAAGAGCAGACTTCATTGCAGTAGCGAAGACTGAACTCGGTGTAATCGAGGGACCAAAAGATAACGAAACCAAGTACGGTGCATTCACAAAGGCTAACTTCCTGCCTTGGTGTGGTTCATTCGTCAACTGGTGTGCTAACGAAGTTGGCTTGAAGATTCCTTCATGCGTATCAACTGTTGCTGGTGCTAAGGCTTTTGAGAAGAAGGGTCAGTGGGAACTTGCTAGCGACACAGCAACTCCACTACCAGGCGATATCGTATTCTTCGATTTCCCTAACGACGGTGTAGACCGAATCTCACATGTTGGGATTGTAGTTAAGGATAACGGAGATGGCACAGTAACCTGTATCGAAGGCAATACTGCCCCAGATAAGAAGGGTGACCAGCGCAATGGTGGTCAGGTGTGCCTCAAGGTCCGTGCATTCAAGAAGAAGAACGGGTCTAAATTACGCAAATCTCAAGCAGTTACTGTGGTAGGATTTGGCAAGCCTGTCTTTAAGTCATAAGGACAGATTCACAAAGGAGTACCTATGTTCGATATCGATAAGTTAAAGGCGATTGGTCTATCATACTTCCGTGCAGCAGCAGCATCTGCAGTTGCACTATACACAGCGGGTCAGCACGACCCTAAGACATTGGCTACAGCATTCTTGGCAGGTCTAGTTGGACCTATCTTGAAGGCACTGGATGCATCTGCACCAGAGTTTGGCCGTACAAAGTAAGGCTACCAAGCCTTCAAATCAGCCCCTCATTTTACTAGCAATAGTAGAGTGGGGGGCTTTTTTGTTTTCCCTAGGATGCCCCAAACAGGTCGGAAAGATGGCGAGTTGCGCCACTTTCACGGCGTCTAGGTCATAATGTATAGGTCGAGGGTACTTTTAGCCTCAACTCAGACTTGATTTACTTTTGTTATCATCCACCAGTTGAGTAGAATCCAGAGCCATTAAACTTGACTGGCACTGCAGTATAGACACGCTTCATAGGTTCTCCACAGGAGCACTCCCATGGCTGGTCTCTATCCTCAACATTGACCTGCTTATCCATAGTGGTTCCACAGGCATCGCACTTGTATTCGTATGTAGGCATTTCTTCTTCTTCCCATGGGTAGTGCGCTTTAGTTATGAATTCTCTTACCATTGTCTTTCCAATGCTATAAACCAAAACCCTAAATTAATATCTAGGTTATATGAACAGAAACTGATTCCAATAGCAAAGCCATGAATCCTGCCATAAATAAACCAAAACTTTCCAAGTTTCTTCTCAGCCATTTCAACCTCCATAGATTTTGGGATTAGTGTATCATAGAAATGCGGGTAACCGTGGGGCGGAAACTTCAAATGACGGACGACGGCAAAAGCCTATCCTGAACTGTCTCCCTGAACCACATTTTTGTAACTTAAAAAATGGGGGAGGGGGGCGTTTCTTAAAATCAGGATTCAGGCAGGTTTTAAGAAACCCGTTTCGTATAGCGGGGTAAAAATGGATGTGATACAGTCATCCTATGAATCAATTACCTAAGCATATTTCTTACTCCAGTTTTACTACTTGGCAAGAGTGTGGCTGGAAGTACTACCTACAAAAAGTAGAAGGCGTTAAAGAAGCACACGCAGTGTGGTTTACTGGTGGCTCTGCCGTTCACAAGGCTACTGAAAACTATGACCATGCTGGCGTTATGTCAGTAGATTCTGAATACCTTGACCTAATCTGGAATGATGCATGGTTTCAGCAGGTAAAAGAAGATGAAGAAATTAATGGTGACATGAACACATGGCAGTATGCCAAGCGTGAAGACATGTCATGGTGGTATGGCGAAGGTCGCTGGATGCTAGAAAACTGGGCTAAGTTCCGTGCTAATGGCTGGACTATCTACGAAGATTTCATTGAAAAAGAATATGAAATTGAAATCGATGATGCAACAGTCAAGATGGCAATTGACCGTGTAATGGTAGACTTCGAGGGGAATCGGGTGCTCCTCGATATCAAGACTGGTGCGTCATCCCAGAAGCATCCTTTGCAACTGGCTGTCTATGCGTGGGCGCTTGGCAAGCATGGGATTACTGTCGATAAGGCAGGTTTCTGGGATGCACGTACTGGTCACGTTTCGTTATGGAACCTGTCCAACTTGCATGCAGAACGCATTGAAGATATGCTCAACACCTTTGATAAGGCTCGCAAGGAAACAATTTTCCTTCCAAACTTGTCTAGTTGTGGTCGATGTGGAATCACATCCCACTGCAAGTTTGTCAATAGCCACGCTTAGAGTTCAAACTCGAACATGAATGAGGGGATAGACAAATGACTGGTAACTTCCAAGTCAGTAGCAAACTCAACGATGGACGTATCTTCGTCGTTGCGTCAGAGACATACGCAGGATTCTGCGAGTCTCTAGAACAAGCCGTAGGCATCGAGGAGTCACAAGAACTCCTTAAGCAGATGGCACAATCACTAGCAGGAGCACCACAGAGTGCATCTCAAGCAGTTGAGAATGTACGTCAGGCGTATCCTAATGCACAAGTAGACCATACTGCGCATCCAACTCAACCTGCTGGCAATACACTTGGACCAGAAGCCAAGAAGTGCCACCATGGTGTGATGACAAAGCGAAGTGGTTCAGGGGCTAAGGGTCCATGGAAGGGATACATGTGTCCTTCTCCAAAGGGAACACCAGACCAATGTGAACCAGTATTTATTCGCCGTAATGACCCAGAGTGGAGTACTTTCTAAAAGATGAGAACACTTGCCCGCGCCGTAGGTAGCAAAGACATAGGTGGCGAACCGCTACCAACTGTCTTTCGTACCTTTGAACTCAACAAGGTCGTGTTTCGGCGTGCCGAAATATCGATGATTGCTGGTACACCTGGTGCTGGCAAGTCTTCCGTCGCTCTTGCATTAGCATTGAGAGCAAAGGTTCCAACACTGTATGTCAGTGCTGATACCAATGCACACACAATGGCTATGCGCTTACTATCAATGATAACTGGCAAGACTCAAACTGATGTTGAACATCTACTTGAGACTGAGGTTGCTACCTCTCGCAAGGTTATCAATGAACATGCACAGCACATCTTTTGGTCTTTCGATTCAGCGCCTACGCTTGATGACTTAGACCAAGAGGTTGCTGCGTTTGAAGAACTATGGGGATGCTCACCTACTCTTATCGTTATCGATAACCTTATGGATATTGCTAACGATGGCGGAGAAGAGTTTGCAAACATGCGCTCTACTCTGAAAGAACTCAAGTACCTCGCAAGAGATACTAACGCTGCTGTTGTAGTACTTCATCATACGAAGGAGTCCTACACAGGTACACCGTGTCAACCACGCTCTGCTTTGCAGGGTATGGTTGCACAGTTACCTGCCCTTATCTGTACTGTTGGCACTGATGCTCCTGGTTTCATAGCCGTAGCACCAGTTAAAAACCGTTATGGTAAGGCAGACCCATCAGGCAACACTGCCTTTTGGTTGAACTTTAACCCTGAATACATGGATGTTTCTGACATCGCTGAGAGGTTAAAATGAGTTTCATCGACCCTATCGTACCCAATCCTGACTGGGGCAATCCGTTTCCAAACGTTGACCCTAATGAATGGGAAGATGACGATGATGACTAAACATATAAATGAACTAAAGCCAGATTACACAAGGGCGATGGATATCCGTGGTGAGCCAACCACGGTATGCATCTGTGGAAGTTTCGTCTGGAACCTTAAAGTATCGTTCTCAGAGGATGGTACTATAGGGATGTATTTTCGAGATATGGAGTGTGCTGACTGTGGAACACAGGCAACCGCGCCAATTGAGGAGTAAAAATGAAACTAACAACATACGCTTGGATAATGGCTGCTGTAGTCTTTGTGGGAACTTTGCCTCACGCTGTGGGTGCGATGTTTTTGAAGACCCAGATAGTCATAGTAGAAAAGTGTACAAAACCAATCGTCTTGGTAACTATATCCGAGATGAAAAAAATGGCAAAGCAAATCGCTAGAGGTAAAGTGCTAGCGACATACAAGAGTAATCGTGAGTGGAAGGCATTGTTTACTCTATGGAACAAGGAGTCTCGCTGGGATTACACCGCAGACAATCCTCGTTCAACTGCTTATGGAATACCTCAGATACTCAATATGCCAAAGGATACTCCAATGCTAGAGCAGATTGACTTAGGTCTAAGATATATCAAGCATCGTTACGGCAGTCCATCAAAGGCGTTAGCCTTTCATAACCGTCACGGCTGGTACTAATCATGGGTGGTCGCGCAGCAAAGGCTAAAGGTGCAGGGGCAGAGCGAGATGTAGTAAAATACCTCAAGCAATGGTTCCCTTATGTAGACAGACGCCTTGCAGGTGCGACCCTTGATAAAGGTGACATTTCAGGTATACCTGGTGTTACTATAGAGATAAAGAACCACGCTAAGATGGACTTAGCAGGTTGGATAGAAGAGTTAATAGTCGAGATGACTAATGACAAAGCGTGGACAGGTGTGGTTGTGCACAAGCGAAAGGGACGGGGGAATCCTGGAGATTGGTACGCAACCATGCCTGTACATGTGTGGGTCGAACTCTTAAGAAAGGCGTTAGACAAGTGAATGATGAGAACCCGAACATCACTGCAATACTAGAGCACTATGGTGCTACAGTTCCAACTCGAAGTGGTTGGGCTAAGATGAAGTGTCCGTTTCATAATGATTCACACGCATCAGCAGCAGTTAATCTGCAAGACAATCTTTTCAAATGCCATGGCTGTCAGTACAAGGGCAGTGGCTACAAAATCATTATGGACAAAGAGGGGGTAAGTTTTCGTGAAGCAATCAGCATCGCAGAGGGAATCCTTAACCAAAGCGGCCAAGTACTACCACGCCGCTCTGGCAGAGGCGGAAGAATATCTGGCAGGTCGCGGAATAACAATGGAGCAGGCGACTCACGCACGCTTGGGCGTCGTCTTAGAGCCGCTAACGGGTCATGAAGCCTATATCAATCGCTTGGCGATTCCGTATATTACGCGTTCAGGGGTGGTTGACATTAGATTCCGTTCGATGGACTTATCCGAGCCCAAATACATGGGTATGGCGGGTGCGACAACGCATCTTTATAACGTTTCTGCGTTTTTCAGAGCGACCACATATATTTCTATCTGTGAGGGCGAAATTGACACGCTCACACTCGATACTGTTTGCGGTATACCTGCAGTGGGGGTCCCAGGAGTTAACAACTGGAAGAAGCATTACACACGACTGCTTCAAGACTTCGACAAAGTGTTTCTATTTGCTGACGGGGATAATGCTGGCGCTGATTTTGGCAAGTCTCTTTCTCGTGAATTGGGTAACCTTGTGGTAGTCAATATGCCAGAGGGAGAAGATGTGAACTCTATGTATCGTCTGCATGGTGCAGATTACTTCAAACAAAAGATTGAGAGCGTACAGTAATGTTGATTCCAGTAGACGGACACTTTGAGTGTTCAGAACCTAAGTGCGACTTCATCACTTGTGACTTGTTTGAGTTCATGGCTCACTGTGGTGTTGAGTATGAGTGGGGTGTGCGCCTGAACAAGCGATACACATTTGACTTATTCCAGTTCTTAGAGATACTCAATGAGTTGACCAATATGGGTGACCTTGATGCTATGTATGACCACATACAGTCAGCAACTCTGTTGATGATTAACGCCAGTGGTGATGAATTAGAAGACTTTATTGAAGAAAGTATTGTACAATCAGAGATGTCAGAGGTGATGGATGGAATCGAAAGGTTACTCAAAGAGAATGAATAAGGCTGAACTTAAGGAACTGGTCTGGACTGAAAAGGCTGTTGACCAGTTTGACTTAGATGTGTACGAAATCATTGATGAATTGTACATGTTGATGTTGAGTAAGCATGCAGATTATGGTCCATTAAATATCGCTAAATCTCCTGGTGGTCCTATCAATGGGCTACGTGTACGTATGTGGGACAAGATGGCACGCATCAACAATCTATTTGATAGTGGTGCAGAGGCTAAGCATGAATCATTGGAAGACTCTTTCAAAGACCTAGCAAACTATGCAATCATCGGAATGATGGTTCTGAGAGGAAAATGGCCACAAGAATGAAATGGTTATTGTTAATCCCGATTGCATTGGGCACTTGGTATTGTATTACAACTTTTAACGACACTTGGAGAAGCAAATGAAAATATTTGGACCATACAAAGGCAGTAAACAAAACGGCGGACGTCCAATCTATGTGTTCAAGAGAAAGAAGAAAGATGGCACAACTGTCACTACTTCAAGTAACAAAGCACGAGTTGACTATGAGAAAGCAACTGGCAAAACTTTACCTAAAAGTACTGATGTCGACCACAAGGATAATGGTGGACGTGCTGGTCATGATGGTAAGCGCAATCTTCAAACCATGTCTCACTCCAAGAACGTTGCCAAAGAAAACAAGCGACGTGCTGTGAAGAAGACCGTAAAGAAAGCAGCCAAGAAGAAGTGAAAAATATAGTTTGCATCTCCGACTTGCAGGTACCGTATCACGATGTAGAAGCGACAAAGGCAGTGGCTAAGTTTATCCAGTGGTATCAACCTGAGACAGTCGTCTCATGTGGAGACGAAATGGATATGCAGACAATTAGCAAGTGGTCTAAGGGCACTGAGTTAGAGTTTGAACGTTCTATTGGACGTGACAGAGACCTAACACGGCAAGTTCTGTACGACTTAACAGTTGAGCACATGATTCGTAGTAATCATACTGACCGCTTGTTTAACACAGTTGCTATGCGTGCACCAGGGTTACTTGGTCTACCAGAGTTGCAACTAGAAAACTTCCTGGGTCTCGATGAACTTGAGATTCAGTATCATACAGACCCTTATGAGTTAGCACCTGGCTGGCTTCTCATGCATGGGGATGAAGGAAATGTGCAACCCACTGCTGGTGCGACTGCCTTGGGGCTAGCAAAGCGTTCAGGAATGAGCGTAGTGTGTGGTCACACGCACCGCATGGGGTTGACACATCAGACTCAAACTTATCGTGGTGGTAAGCCTAAGACTATCTGGGGTATGGAACTAGGTAATCTTATGGATTATCGTAATGCAAAGTACATCAAAGCAGGACTATTCACTTGGCAACAAGGGTTTGGTATCTTGCATGTTGATGGAAAGAATGTAACACCACAGTTAGTTCCAATTATTAACAACTCATTTACAGTGGATGGTAAGACATTCAAGTGGTAGAAACTGAGAAGTATGAAAACCTTGTAGCACATATTGCTTATGAGTTCTCTCGTAAGTTTCACATGTGTGATGCTGATGACATCAGACAAGAACTATGGATTTGGTTTCTTGAGCATCCTAACAAAGTCAAACTGTGGGAAGCACTTGAAGGTAAGCAATCCACTAAACTAATTGCACGTTCACTACGCAACGCTGCAAAGGATTACTGTCAGCGTGAGAAGGCTCGTGCTGTTGGTTACAAGGTAGACGATAACTATTACTATGACCGTGAGGTTGTAGAGTTGCTGTTACCTGCAGTGCTACGCAAAGACTTGAATGCACCAGCCATGACTGAACTAGGGTTCACTAAGGCTAAGAAGGTTGCATCTGAGGGTGGTAACTGGTTTGCAATGATGGCTGATATTGAGAGGTCATTGGAGCGACTAACTCAAGAACAGTTGAGTATCATCTACTTACGATTCGGAGATGGGTGCGATAACGCTAGCCTGGCAACAGAATTAGCCATCTCAGAGGATGCAGCACGTATGAGAGTTAACAGAGCAGTTAACAATCTATTAAATTTTCTTGGTGGTTCTAGACCACGCAAGGAGTGGGACTACACAGAGGAGCAAGTCAATGAGCAGATTAATGCAGATACACGAAGTGACGGAGATTTATCAGAAGTTGGAGACGAAGTTATCGGACAAGACTTGGACTGATACTCTTTCAGAAGACGAT